CTGCCCCGAGTATCGCCGCTGTGTGAAGGGCGATCCGTACCTATCCGAGGAAAGCCTGCAGACCGCGCTCGATCAGGGAGACGTCACAATCACCCGCCTGGGCGAGGATCGATATGGCCGCACCATCGCGCAGGTTCGCGCTGGTGTCACCGATCTCTCGTGCTGGCAGCTCGATCTCGGCGCGGCCGAGTATGTCGAGCGCTGGGACAATGGCCGCCTGACGCAGGATCGGTGCATGATAGATGGGAAGACTCATGGCAACAGTCTTGAATGACTCTTCGCTACAGGTGTTCGAGGATTTGAGGCTGGCCTGCGAGGCGGCCGACGCCATCGCCCGGCCGGTTACGACCGTGATCGGCATGAACAAGCTGGGCTTCCACGTCGCCAGCTTCCTTGGCGATCACCGCGCGCAACGTCACTTCCCTTGGTTCGAGATCATGCTGCAGCGGCATAACAAGCTCTTGGAGGCAGTGCAGCAGACGGCCGAAGAAGTCAGGCGCATGGCATTGCGAAACTGACCTATCCCCTGCTACACCGGGCGCCTGGCAACCAAGAGGCACGATCATGGGACGCGACCCCAGCAAGACATTCAACCGCAAGACATTCAACCGCAAGGCGCGCAAGCGGCAGTTCGAGAAGGTGACGCAGCACGAGGCGCGGGCGAAGGAGGAGTCCTTCGAGCATATTCACATGCACAACGGCAATGACCTGACCGAGTGGGATTTGATGTAGGAGATCAGACGTGAAGCAATATATCGGCACGAAGTGCATCGAGGCGCAGCCTCAGAACGTGCAGGGCAAGGATGGGTACGAAGTCGTCTATTCGGACGGCTATCGTTCGTGGAGCCCCAAGCAGCAGTTCGAGGACGCCTATCGCGAGATCGAGCGCAACATGAGCTTCGGCCATGCGGTCGACATGCTCAAGCGCGGCTGGTGCGTATCACGGGCCGGATGGAACGGCCGTGGCATGTGGCTCTCGCTCAACCGTGGCGCCGTCTTCTGCGAGCCGCAGCGCGGGGAGAGCATCGAGCTTGAGGATCACATCGTTATGAAGACGGCCGACGACAAGTATATCCCCTGGCTGGCGTCGCAGGCTGACGTGCTGGCCGATGATTGGAGTGTTGTGAAATGACTGAGCTGAACCCCCTCTTCGAGCGCGTCGATGGTGTCGTGCAATGCAATATCGGGCTGGGCGATCTCGTCTATGCGCAGGTATTCGAGGCTGGCGAGTTTGGCCCGAACGTGTGGCTGCGCGTTGCCAGATGGCAGACGACGGCCGAAGGCGACATGGTTGTGGAGGGCGCCATTGATCAGCCCACGGACACGATTCCCGATGGCTACAATCACGGCCAGGTTGTCATGACGCTCGCTTCGATGGTGTATGATCATATCCCGGCCGAAGGCGTGACGGACGCGCGGATCAAGGCGTTCTTCGATAACGACGCGCTCGAACCGCCCGGCCTGCCCGAGGAAGACACAAACAGCCGCTTCGATGGCCTGCATGAACGGCTCGACCTTCTGGCTGCCGCCGTGGCGCGGATCGAGCGCAAGTTTGATGACTTCATGGCGGGAGACGGGAAGTGACAATCGGCGAGGCGCGCAGCTCGATGCAGTTCAACCCGCCCCCGCCGACAGTCGGCCGCGTCGTTCACTACTACACAAGGCTTGGCGATCAGCGGAGCGACGACGGCCGCGAAGGGCCATACGCTGCGATGGTGACAAAGGTGTGGGGACCAACGGTTGTCGATCTCATGGTGGTGCCCAACGGCCGCGAGGGATATCACGCGATGGCCGTGCGGCGGGACATGCGCCAGAACAGCGGTTTTTTCTGTTGGTGGGAGTGGCCGCCTCTCGTATAGCGCTCGATCATGCCTGGCTTTGATCCCGTCCGCGACCGCGCCATCGATGCAGTGCTTCGCATGTATAAGGCTGGCTCGCTTGGCGGTGGAGGGGTCAGCGACGGTGACAAGGGTGATATCGTTGTCACCCTGGGCGGCACGGTCTGGACGCTCGATGCGGCCGTCTCAGCATCATTTGCACCCGTTGCGCACGTAGGATCAGGCGGCGGGGCTCATGCCAATGTCGTAGCTTCAGGCGCGGCCGGGTTCATGACTGGCGCTGACAAGGCGAAGCTGGACGCGATCTCAGGAACCAACACGGGCGATCAGACCACGATCACCGGCAATGCGGGCTCTGCGACGATCCTTGCCACACCGCGCAATATCTCAATCACCGGCAAGGTGACAGCGGCCGGTGGCACCTTCAACGGCTCTGCAGATCTCGTTCTGAATGTGACGGCAGTTACATTGGTCGCGGGCGACATTCCAAATATTGCGCAGAGCCAAGTCACCAACCTTGTGAGCGATCTTGCGGCCAAACAGCCCCTTGATACGCAGCTCACCGATCTTGCAGCTCTGGGATATGCTGGCAACGCATTGAAAGTGGTGCGCGTAAACGCAGGGGAAACAGCTTTCGAGCTGGCAACAGGCGGAGCTGGCGGCGGAACGACGATCACAAGCGGAACGACAACCGTGGACTTCGGCGCTTATCCGGGTTCACCTGATGCCTCTGTAACAATCACTGGCCAGGCTGGCATTGTTGCGGGTTCGAAAGTGAAGGCATGGATCATTGCAACAGCAACCGCTGATCACTCGGCAGATGAGCATTTCGTGGAATCGATTGAAATCAGGGTTGGGAATATCGTTGCAGCGAGTGGCTTCACGATCTACGCACGCAACACGAACGCTATTGTTGAACCTCCCCCTTCGTCAACTCGGCTTGCTGGCCCGTCTGGAAAGAACCGGCCCGACAATTCGATTGGTAATGGCATGCGTCTCTATGGGCAATTTACCGTAGCTTGGGAGTGGTTTTGATGGGCATTCAATTGATTGGGAATGGTGGCGTTGTCGCAGACGTCGATGGCTCGACCTTCAGAGCATTACAGACAACGCTCCGGCCGACAGACCACGGCGCGTTTGGTTCATATACCTTTGGCGCGTTCACCGGTATTCTGCCTGCGGCACTGGCTGCCAACTCCGAGATATTCCAATTCAGATGGACTGACGCATCAAGGCTCTGCCTGATCAATCAGATTAAGATTAGCGCATGCGTATCCACCACATTCTTCGCCGCTGGCGTTCCGGTAAAGATCGATCTCGTCAAGGCAACGGCTTGGTCAGCAGCTGGCACAGGTGGCACCGCTCTTACACCGGCCGCCTTGCTCAAGAAGCGCACGAACATGGGGTCAAGCTTGGTTGCAGCTGGCGATATCCGCATTGCATCGACGGCCGCCTTGGGCGCAGGCACAAAGACGCTTGAAGGTTCATCGTTGAGCGTGCTTGCCGCGCCTGGCCCGATTACAGCTTCACTAAATGGCCAGATCATTGCGCCGGGCACATCACTGCATGACAGCGACGTCTCGAATGGCGAGCATCCTATCGTCTTGGGTCAGAACGAAGGGTTTATAATCCGCTCGGTTGCGGTCCCTGCGACCGGGACATGGGAAGTCGGCATCAAGATCGACTGGACTGAAGTAGCGGACTATTGACGTTCCCTCTTTCGCTTGGAGCAATCCTGCGATAAGAACAGATCAAGGGTGGCTCCACTGATTGCTGGTTTCTTTCAGGGGAGTCCATCCAATGGCAATTTTCGTGGCATATCGGGGAAATCGTCCCCGCGTAGGGCCGGGACAGTTTGTCGACGCTTTGGGGCCGCAAGAGGGCGATTCCGTCAGCTCCGCCTCTCCCATCGTGATCGCGAAGCAAGGGCTCTACGCCATATGGGCGACGGCCGCTCACACTGTCTTCATTCGCGACAAGACCGATGCCGGCGCATCGGCAACCAATGGCGAATCATGGGCCTCCGGTGAAAAGCAGATCGTGGCGCTCGATGAGGGCGACAAGATTTACTACGCATAATGGCCGGCTTCTGGCGCACCAAGTTTTTCGGCCTGCGCTATGGCGCAGCCTTTGGCGCGCTTTTACCGCCAATCTCAGACACGACGCCTCCCACAATCACGAATGCAGGCAGCTTCTCGGTCAATGAGAATGCGCAGCTCGCGGTCGCGCTCACCGCCGATGAGGCAGTCACATGGTCAATCGCGGGGGCCGCGGACGCCGCGCGCTTCGAAATCAACGGCTCAACGCTGCGCTGGCTTGGAAACGGCACGAAGAATTTCGAGGCGCCCGACGATAGTGACGCGAACAACACCTATTCTGTGAACGTCCGCGCAACCGATGGCGCTGGCAATTTCTCCGACAAGGGCATCATCGTTACCGTTCTCGACGTTGCGGAGAGCGGCGCCGATCCCAATATCAGCGCGCCGACGCTCAGCCTGGCCGTTGGCGGTGGAACCTATCCGCCCCAGCTTAACACCCCACTTCCCGCCGACTGGCAGGCAGGCGTAACGAGCGTCAGGCTTCAAGCTGCTACCGTCGCAAATGCTGACGCTGGCTGGGGAACGACGTCAATCGACAATGCTCATCTGATCACCGATGGTGAGGCGGCGGGCGGTGCATGGTCTGTCTCGGGCCTCTCTTCAATCGTGACACCGACCGTTACAGCCTTCCGGGCGCGCGCCGAACAGGGCGCGGCCTTCAGCGAATGGTCCAATGTCCTGATCCACGGTGATGTTACCGCGCCAAGCTTGACGTCATCGACTGCCCCTGCCGCCATCTCCGAGCTGGTCGATTCCGTCGTTTACACCGCCACGTTCAACGAGAAGGTCACTATCACGAGTTTCGGTGGAGCCGATGGCGCGTTGCTCGAGGCGGATGCGCCGACGATCCCCGCAACGTCATTCACCATTCGCCGCCTGGATCATGCGCTTCTCAACTATGCGACCAAGACAAGCTATGGGTTCACGATCACGGCCAAGGATCGGGCAAACAATTCGGTCACGACGGCGACGATCACCGCGGCCGTGAAGGACGAAATTCCAACCGGCATCACCAACTATTTCACCGATGTGACCGGCGCCACGATCTCGACGCTCTACACGGCGGCCGAAACCTATACCGTGGCCGGGCTCACGGCGGGCGTCTCCCAGCCTCTTACGATCACGGGCGGCGAATATCGGATCAATCGCGGTGCGGGCTATGGTGCATGGACGACGGCCGCGACATTGACGCAGAATGGCGATCTCATTCAGGTCAGGGGCACGTCGGGCGCGGGCGGCGGCGCTATCGTCAATGTTGTCCTGACGATTGCCGGCACGTCCGAAACCTTCAAGATCACGAATGCCGGTGGCTTTGATCCGGCAAGCGTCTTCGGCGCAGGGGATAATGGATATCTGTTCATTATCAGTCCGACAACGTGCTTCACCGATACGGCCAGAACGACGGCCGCCAGTGTGGGCCAAGCTGTCAAGGGTGTCACTGATTCCAGCGGAAAGGGAAATCACCTTGCCTGGCTGTCTGGCGCAACGCTTACGCTTCGCCAAACGGCTGGCGGCGCCTATTACCTTGAGGCTGCGGCCGGAATAGGTGTGACGAAGGTTGCCCTCACCATGGCCCAGCCTTGGTCTCGTATCTCTGCAATCCGGATCAAGACATGGACACTCAATGCCCGCGTGCTTGGCGAAGTCGCGGTCGATGGTAGCGTCAAGCAGATTTCCTCAACGCCTCGGCTCTATCTGGATGATGGCGGCGGCTCTGGTCCCTTCATCAGTCCGACCCTCGATACCGATATTACCGTTTCAGAGTTGCACAACACGACGGCAAGCGTGATCGCGCTCAACAATGGAACGCCCGTCTCTGGTTCATCGGGAACGGCAACGAACGATGGCATCACGCTTTTCAATCGGAATGCCGGTGATCGTGCCTCGCAGGGTTGGCTCTATGGCACATTGGGAATCAATCGTGATTTGACGGCTGGAGAGGAATCGAATTTGCGGACGTATTTCGCGAATCTCTACGGAGGAACGCTATGAAAAGCGCAGCCGGAGCCCTTCTTGGGACAGACACGTTTGTCGTTGACGTCGGCGCTGGCGGCGGCGGCGGATATATCACGACGATTCACATCACGCCCGACAATAAGGTTCAATGCACGGGCGACGTTTGGGGCGCTTCGGATTGGGACGAAGCCAATCAGTGGTGGGAACAAGTCGTCCGCGCCGACACAATCCCCTCTGGCGATTATGGCCCGAGCAAGCCGGCGAACAGCGGTAAGGTCGATGACCCCGGCGCGTTCTTCTATGTGAGAGCGAGCGCGGACTCGACGCGCTCCTATCTCATGTGGAATGCCTTCTTCTATTACCGGGATGGCAGCGGCGCATTTACCCGCAGTTCGATGCCCGCGCGCAAGGCGCTGACCAATAGCGGCGTGGCTCGATTGTTTCAGGGCCGGTGCGTTACCGATCCCGCCAACAAGGATCATGTGCTTTTCGGCACCATGGAAGACTGCCGCTATTCGCTGACAGGCGGCGCGGACGGTTGCCCGGCCGTCACCGGCATCGGCGCGCCAGCCAACATCGGCGGCGCGGCATCTATGAACCTGGTCGCCGTCAAGGCGGATGGCACCCAATGGGCGATCTTCGAACAGGGCGTGGGAGCGAAGGTCTCGGCGACGATCAACGGCACATATACGCTGATTTCCGGCTCGCCGACGACGTGTCGCGACTTCTTCTACGATGCGGCTGGCCATCTTCACGTTGTCGCCTATGTCAGCGAGCAAGCGACCAACAACTGGAATTACTGGAACGGCACCACATGGACGCGGCCGACGCTGCCATCGGGCGCTGCCAATCAGGTCAACAGTGTCGCGGTCGATCCGGTCGACAATGGGGCTGGCGTCGCTCAAACCTGCATGGGCATGGCCGACTCCGGGCAGATGTGGCTCACGGTCAACAAGGGCTCGACCTTTGTCGGCGCGGACACATGGAACCTGACTTATCCGAATCCCATCGGCATCTACATGAATTCGACCGCTCATCCGTGGAAGACCGGCAACAAGGCGGCCGTGCCTTCAGGGTTGCGCTTCGCGCCGTCTGGCACGCTTCGCCTCTGGTGTTCTGAGGGCATCGGCTGCCGCCGCTCGACGCCGCCCGCGACCTTCGCGCGCTGGGACTGGTATGATGCCTCGGCGGCCAAGCCGGGCAATGTCGGGCTGGCGATGTGGGTGTGCAATCAGACACTCACGATCCCCGGCCTTCCTGATCGATATTTCCAGTTCAAGTGGGACTATCCCTTCTGGGACGTAGCGGACGTGACGAAGGTAAATGCGTCCTCCATCAATCCGAACACCACGAACCTCACCCATGGCTGGCGGGGCGACTATGCGCTCGACGATCCGACGTTCATCGCCTGCAACTGCAGCTTCAATGGGGACTATCGCGGATACTATAACACCACGACAAAGACCTATACGAAGCGCACGCCCGGCGCGAACAGCGTCATCGGTGGGTCCATCGCATGGAGCGACCGCAATCGCGGCATTGTCATCGGCGGCAACGATGGGAAGTCGGACTTCACCCGCGACGGCATGGCGACGTGGAACACGCTGACATTCGGCGGTGAACAGCTCTCCAGCCTTCACGGCGTCTATTGGACTATCCGCGGCGGCGTGACGGCCGACAAGAGCGCGCCTGGCGTGTTCTACGTGCTGATCCCGGTCAACAATAGCGGCACCGTGCCCGGAAACTTCTCTGGCCTCTGGCGCAAGACTATCGGCTTGGCGGCCGATGGCAGCGGCGACAGCGAGCAACGGCTCTATGCGGCCCCGCTTGTGGCAAGCTGGAGCGATGGCAGCTCGCATCAGCCCGCGATCCGGTGGATGCCCGGCGTCACCGGCAAAATCTTGATGACGGCTGGTGTCTATGGCCCGGCCGGTCATCAGTTCTACATCTTTCAGGATACCGGCACGAGCGCGACACGAACCGCTGTTACGAATGTTACAGACGTCAGCTTCTTCGGCTTCGGTAAAGGGCCGCTCGGCAGCGCTCATCCGAGCGTCTTCATTGCGGGTAAGGTCTCCGGCGTTCAGGGCGTGTGGTGGAGCCACGACAACATGGTGACATGGACGAAGCTTCCCGACTATCCGCTCAATCATGTCGACGATATCACGGCTATCGATGGCGACATGAACAAGTTCGGCCGCTGCATCATCGGATATGGCGGCTCAAATCAGATCGTCTATGATCTCGTGCATACAGGAACAATATCATGAGGCTCGTAATTTTCCTTCTGGTCGCCATGGCATCCATCGCCACGGCCTCAACCGACTTCACGCAGGACGCGCGCAAGCTCTCGGCCGCAGCGCTCTGTGGTGCGACGAATACGACGTGCCAGCAGGGATATCTCTCAGGGACGACGACTTCGGCCGCCTCGAGGCGCGTTGAGGCCACATACAAGGCGATCAGGGCCGCGGAAGTGGTTGTGCCTCCCCCTCCCCCGCCAGACCCTATTCCTGTTCCTCCTCCGGTCATCGAACCAACCCCCGGCCTCGCCTCAATCGCATCGAATTTCGATCCGAACAGCGAGCTTAAGCCAAGCTGGGGCACCGGACAGATACCGCCGAGCGCCTATCCTGACGTCGTTGGCGCGTTCCGCCTGATTTGCACGGCCGGACAGATCAGCTTTGACGATCCAATCGTTTACCCCGGCCAGCCGGGCAAGTCGCACCTTCACCAATTCTTCGGGAACGACGGCGCCAATGCGTTCTCTGACTATGGGAGCTTGCGCACCACAGGCAACTCAAGCTGTCAGTCGAAGCTCAATCGCTCGGCCTACTGGATGCCGGCCATGCTCAACGACAAGGGACAGGTCATCCGGCCGGATTATGTGAGCATCTATTACAAGCGTCGGCCCAAGACCGATCCGATGTGTTCCAAGATCGGCAAGGCGTGCATCGACTTGCCGCGCGGCCTCCGGTTCATCTTCGGTTTCAACATGCTGAATATGGCGCAGGCGCCTACCGGTAGCGCGTATTTCAACTGCCAGGGGCCGGGCATCACGCAGGGCCACTATGCCAATCTCGTGTTGGCGCAGGCCAAGTGCCCGGTGGGCGGCAAGATCGGGGCGATCATCAGCGCGCCAGAATGCTGGGACGGCAAGAATCTCGACAGCGCCGATCACCGGAGCCACGTTGCCTATACCTATGACAATCACACGGACGGGATTTTGCGCTGTCCGACGACGCACCCCTATGTCATTCCGACGTTCACCATGGGCGCTTGGTATTCGCAGGGCGCCGTGCTTGAGCCGTGGCACCTTTCGAGCGATGAAATGCCCGGCATGCCGATGATGACGCCCGGCTCCACCTTCCATGCCGACTGGTTCGGCGCTTGGGATGATCTCATCCTGGCTATGTGGAGCGGCAACTGCATCGACAAGATGCTCAATTGTTCCAGTGGCGATCTCGGCAACGGCCTTCAGTTGAAGGGCGATCCGGTATTTGTGGCTTCGCCGCGTCTCGTTTCCATCCCCCCAAGACCAACACCATGAGATATGTTCGCAGGACTCTTCAAAGCAGACCTTGAAGCGAGCGGCCTTAGCGAGCTGCCAACAGACGAAATTGTCGGTCTTCTCAGCGATGAAGAGATTGATCGCCTTCTCGCGCGCTGGCAACAGGAGCGTCACCGCGAGAAATTCGAGAAGTTCAAGAATTATTTCCCCGACCAATATCTCATGGTTGGCGAAACCGAATTCTATCCGCGCGAGCTGTATCCACGCCACCTTGAGCATTTTAAGGCCGGGGCGCAGTTCGACGAGCGCTGCTTCATGGCGGGCAACCGTGTTGGCAAGACTGTTGCAGGAGCCTACGAAGTCACTTGCCATCTAACCGGAATGTATCCTGATTGGTGGGAGGGCCGCCGCTTTCGCAAGCCCATCAAGGCATACGCCTGCGGCAAGACGAATGAGACGACGCGCGATATCGTTCAGCTCGAGCTGTTCGGCGAAATTACATGGGAGGGAGGCCGGAAAACCGTTGATGGCACGGGGATGATTCCTCTTGACCATATCGGCCGTGGCGCAGGGCAAATCACATGGAAGTCAGGCGTGGCTGATCTCATCGACACGGTGAAGATCAAGCACAAGAGTGGTGGATGGTCTCGCCTAGGGCTGAAGTCCTATCAACAGGGACGCGGCGCGTTCGAGGGCACGGCGCAGCACGTTATCTGGACAGACGAAGAGCCCGAGCTGGAAGTCTATGACGAAATGCGAATTCGAACCATGACGACGGGAGGTATCACGATCCTGACCTATACGCCCCTCGACGGATTGACGGACACTGTGCTTTCGTTCCTGCCCGTTGAAATGCGGCCGGCCGCTGGGGACACACTCGATGCCGATGCGTTTACCCGGCTCAACACTTTCGGTTCAAAGGAATAGCCCGTGCCAAAAATCAGCGACAGCAAATATCTGACGTCGGCGGGCTGGGATGATGTGCCTCATCTGGATGCCGCACGGAAAACGAAGATGCTCGCCGAAACACCGCCTCACCTTCGCGATGCACGCTCTAAGGGCATTCCCTCGCTTGGACAGGGCGCAGTCTATCCGATTGCCGAAAGCGAGTTCACATGCGCGCCTTTCCAGATTCCGCCATATTGGCCGCGCGGCTTCGGAATGGACGTGGGCTGGAACCGCACCGCGGCCGTGTGGGGCGCCCATGATCGCGACCTTGATATTCTCTATCTGATCGGCGAGCATTATCGCGGCCAGGCTGAGCCATCGATTCACGCGACGGCCATCCGCGCGCGCGGCGATTGGCAGCCCGGTTTCATCGATCCCGCTTCCCGCGGGCGCCAGCAAAACGACGGCGAGCAATTGCTTCACTCGTATCGCCAGCTCGGACTCAATCTCAAGGTCGCCGATAATTCGAGAGAGGCTGGCCTGTTCGACGTTTACGAGCGGCTCTCGACCGGCCGCCTGAAGGTGTTCAACACCTTGACGAATTGGTTCACCGAATACCGGATTTATCGCCGGGACAAGCTCGGCCGCATCGTAAAAGAGCATGATCACTTGATGGATGCGACTCGCTATCTTGTGCGTCCATCGTCTATGATGCACATGATCGTGCGTCCGATAGCGCGCGAGATGGCATTTGGGGTAAATGCCGCGGTCGGCGATCCGGAAGTGGGGTATTGATATGGCACGCTCAGCAATCATCAAGGTTGATGGCAAGGAAGTTGAAACGAATGCCGTAGCCGTCCAGGGCGAAGAGCGCGAAAACGCGATCCTTGAAGCCTCGCAAGGAATCATCGGCCGCCTCAATGCAGAGGCCATGGAACAGGTTCGCCTCAAATCCCAGATTGAAGAGCGCTGGATTCGCAATTTGCGCCAGTATTATGGGAAATACACCGAGACGACGCTGAAGAGCCTGAAGGGCGCGGCGCGGTCTCAGGCGTTCGTGAAGTTGACGCGCCACAAGACAAATGGCTGGGCCGCGCGGCTGTCCGACCTTCTATTCCCGACCGATGATCGCAATTGGGGCATCGAGCCCACGCCGGTCCCCAAGCTGATCAGGTCAGCGCAAGAGGCCGTCGCAAACGCCAGGGCCGGCGCCGATCAGGCAAACGCCGCTCCCGATCCGGCGCAGGCCGCCATGATCGCCGATCAGGCGAACGCTTGGGCGCAGCAGGCGCAGAAGACCACGGCCGAAATCGAGGAAGCCAAGAAGCGCTGCACATCGATGCAGGAAGAGATCGAAGACCAGCTCCTTGAATGCAACTATGCCTCTGAGGCTCGCCGCTCTATCGAGGACGGCTGCCGGATCGGCACTGGCATCATCAAGGGGCCCTTGACGTCTCAACGTCTGCGGCGGGAATGGCGGTCATCTACGAGCGGTTTCTATGAGCTGACCACGCTTCCCGATCCGATGCCAGAGTATCGCTGGATCAATCCATGGCACTTTTTCCCCGACATGTCGGCGGCGACCATTGAGGAAGCCGAGTTCACCTATGAGCGTTCGCTTCCAACTATGAAGGACATGCGCCGCAATGCGCTCAAATTCGGCTTCAACAAGAACGCTGTTCGGCGCCTGTTGAAGGAGGGGCCCGCACCATTGGGCACCGAGATAGACCATATTACGAGCTTGCGCGCCATCACGGGGGAAGGCGAGACGATCAAGGATCGGTTCGTCATGTGGGAGTATAACGGCTCGCTCGAGTGCAATGAAGTGATCACCCTTCTGCGCGCCGCGGGAATGCGCGAACAGGCCGACAATATCGAGGCCGAGGACGATTGGCTGAAGGAATATCGGGTCATCGTCTATTTTTGCCAGAACGAAGTGCTGAAGATCGCGCCGGAATATCCGATGGACTCCGGCGAAACGCTCTATTCCGTCTGGAATTTCGAGAAGGGTGAGACGTCGATTTTCGGAATCGGCATCCCCGAAATCATGAGCGATAGCCAGCGCGCGGCCAATGGCGCCTGGCGCATGATGATGGACAATAGCGGCCTGAGTGTCGGGCCGCAGATCGTCATCGATAAGGATCAGATCAAGCCGCAGGACGGAAGCTATTCGATCAAGGCCATGAAGGTATGGCTCAAGACGGGCTCTGCCATGTCGACGCCGCAAAACCGGCCGTTCGAAGTGTTCAACATTCCGAACAATCAGGCCCAGCTTGCGGGCATCATCGAGATCGCGAAGGAGTTCGCCGACGAAGAAACCTCAATGCCGCTGATCGCCCAGGGCGAACAGGGTGCCGCCACGCAGACCCTTGGCGGCATGTCGATGCTGTTCAATTCGGCGAACGTCGTTTTCCGCCGCGTCGTCAAGAGCTTCGACGATCAGCTCACAACGCCCACGCTGCGGCGCGCCTACGATTGGAACATGCAGCACAACCCCCGCGAGGATATCAAGGGCGACATGCAGGTCAACGCGCGCGGCACGTCCGTGCTGTTGGTCCGTGAAATCCAATCGCAGAATCTTCTCAACATCATGCAGAATTGGACGGTTCATCCGGTGATCGGCGCATATGTGAAGGTTCGCGACGGTCTGGTGAAGACCTTGCAGACCATGATGATCGATCCGAATGATCTTCTATTCGATCAGGCCACGGCCGAAAAACGTCAGCAACAGGCAGCCGAAGCACAGGCGGCGAACGGTGGCAGCGATCCGGCCGCTTTGCGGTTGCAGGTTGCTCAAGTCGATGCAGATACCCGCAAGGAGGTCGCCGGCATTCAGCGCGAGATCGAACTGATGAAGCTCGCCAGCATGCACAATCTGACGGTAGAACAGCTCAAGACGCAGCTCGCACTCAAGGATATGGACGTGAAGAGCAAGGAGCGCGTCTTCGCGGCCGGAGCCGCCATCGAAGCTGACCGGGCCGTGCGCGCGAGAGCGCAGGGAAACAGTGAAGAGGCCGCCGTTGGGCAGGGAGTGGGATAATGATTGCTCATGACAATTTCGCCTGGCCGGGCACGAAAATCTGGCTTTTGGAGCAAATCGAGCTCGAGCGTGAAAGCTTGGAGCAAGTGGGCGTTCCGAATCATGTCGCGGACGCGCATCGCGGCACCATCGACGCCTTTCGCCGCATCATCCGAGCGGTCGAGCCAGTTGCCATTACCCCTTCAACTGACAGCGAAGAGTCTTCGGAAGACCCTCCGATCTATCATGAAGCATAAATCAACCCCCCCAACCTATTGACAGGAGCATATCAAATGGCCGATGAAAAGGACGCTGAAACCCAGGGCAAGCCCGAAGGTGAAGGCGAAGTCTCTTTTTCCGATGCTTGGAAAGAGGCCGCAGCAGAAGATCGGGGTGCATCGCAAGACCAGCCTGATCCGCTCGATGAGCCGGCCAAGAAGGAAGACGAGGCAGGGCAGGAGCAAGACGCTCCCCCCGCAGACGAGGCCGAGGGAAAACCTCCCGCTTCTCAAGAATCAACCGACGACATTTGGGCAAATGCAGACCCCAAGTTCCGCGAAGCTTTTCAGAGCGAACGGGACAAGGCAGTCAGGCTTGAACAGCAATTGCGCACCCAGGATGGACGTCTGAGTTCGGCGCAGCGCCAATTGAATCAGCTCCGTCAGCAGCTTGCCCCCAAACGCGATGCCGAAGGCGCCGCAGAAGAGGGCAGCGAAGCGAAGGACGAAGAGGAACGGTTGAAGCAGCTCAGGGAAGAATACCCCGATGTTGCGGCTCCGCTTCTCGACAAGATCGCGAAGCTCGAAGGGGTGGTTGGATCGCTGACCGCGCAAACGCAGGTTTCACTGGAAGCAGAGGGCGACGCTCTCACGGCCAGGGAAGAAGCGAAACTTCTCGAACGTCACTCCGATTGGAGTGAATACGGCGAGAAGGGCAAGTCGAACAAGGAGTTCGTTGATTGGGTGATGCGGCAGCCTCGATACATAATCGAGGGAGTTCAGCGCAACGGCAAAGAGATCGTCGATAGCGTCGAAGTCAGTGACATTCTCGACCGTTTCAAGAGGGAAACGGGAAAGGTCGCCGATCAGACGCAGCGCGATGCGATTGCTCGCAAGAGGGAAAGCCAGCTCGACGCAGCTCGTCAGCCCGCAAATAGGCAGCCTGCGGTTGCCTCTGGAGGGGAAAACGATTTCAGCTCGGAATGGAACCGTCTCAAGGCAATCGAACAGCGTAAAGCCGCCAATCGTTAACCTGCACCTTGGGCTTTCCCTTGGTGCAAATCAGGGGAAGTCCAATGGGTAACACCACAACTTATGGCGATATCAGCCAGCGCACGGCAGCCTATGCAGCCCGTGAAATGCTGCGCCATGCCGAGCCGGTTTTGATCCTCTCCAAGATGGGGATGAGCAGGCCGATTCCGAAGAACACGGCCGACAATGTGAAGTTCCGTCGTCCCAAGCCCTTCGCTGTGTCAACCATTCCGCTGGCCGAAGGCGTTACGCCCACGCCGCAGAAGATGCAGTATGAAGACGTCGCCGCCACTCTCAAGCAGTATGGTAACGTCGTCGAGGTCTCGGATTGGGTGACTGACACGTCCGAAGACCCTGTCCTCAAGGACGCGACCATGATGATCGGCGAACAGGCCGGCGCGGTGGCTGAACAGGTCGTTTATGGCGCGGTCAAGGGCGGGACCAATGTGGTCTATGCCAATGGTGCCGCGCGCAACGCGGTCAACACGCCCATCTCGCTCAACAAGCTTCGGGCCTGCTCCCGCCAGCTTCAGGCGCAGAAGGCGCGCAAGATCACGCGCATCATCGACTCGACGCCGGATTACGACACGCATCCGATTGAGGCATCCTTTGTGGTGGTCTCGCATACGGATACGGAATCGGACGTCCGCAACCTGGCCGGTTTCAATCCGGTCGCGGAATACGGCGCCAAGAAGACGATCTCGGAATATGAGATCGGCGCGGTCGAAAACTTCCGCTTCGTCACTTCGCCTGATCTTGCATCGTTCGCCGATGCCGGTGGCGCGAAGGGTTCCATGGTCAGCACCAGCGGCACCAGCGCGGACGTCTATCCGTTCCTCATCTTCGGTATGGATGCCTTTGGCGTCGTTCCGCTGAAGGGCGAAAACGCGATGACTCCCACGGTGGTCAATGCGAAGCCGACCGACTCCGATCCGCTCGCTCAGCGCAATTACGTGGGCTACAAGTTCGCGATGACTGCGGTGATTCTCAACGAGCTGTGGATGGTGCGCCTCGAAGCGGCCGTTACCGCCCTCTAATAACTCGGGGGTGGAGCTTAACAGCTCCGCCCCCATAGGCTCCCAAGGGGGGCAGGAGAATCGAAATGCTCAGTTCAATCATCTACGGCAGCCAGAACGGCACGGGCGCCAGCATCGATATCAATCTGGGGTTCATTCCGGATGAAGTCCTTGTGGTCAATTATGCCTCCGCGACCATCGAAGAGCTGCGTTGGTATAAGGGCATGGCGAACGCCAGCGCCATCAAGACCGTGACCGGCACCGTGGCCCGCACCAAGATCACGACGCTTGGCATCACGCCTCTGGGCGGCGCGGCCGGCGATACGATCAAGGGTTTCCGGATCGGCGCCGATACCGACGTCAACGTCTCTGGCGAAGCGCTTATCTGGCGCGCCACTCGCAACGGTCCTGGCTCGGGTCGCTAATCTGAAGCCATTGTAGGGGAAGGGGGCTGAAAGGCTCCCTTCCTCTATGTCTCAACTGAAAGGACTCCCCGATGGGTAAGATCGTCAAGGTTCACAACGTCAACAAGCAGGACACGCCGCTTTTCATCAATGGGCACGGCGTCACTGTCCCGCACAATGTTGACTTCCCGCTGGCCGACAATTTCGTCGACCTTCTCACGCAGTCGAACATCAATTTCACGATCCAGGGCGATGTGCCCGACGCCGAGTGCGCCGGGTTTATTAGCCTTGAGGGCGCCGAAGCCGGAGCGGGGGATTCCGATGCTTCGGCGCCCGAGACTGCGCCGGACGAGGCGATGCTGCCCGAGGATGATCAGCCGGTTGCAGATGACGCTCCGGTCGAAGCGCCGCTTGAAGCGCCGCTTGATGAGCCGGTCGAAGAACAGCTCACACCGCCCGAGCCCGTCTCGGACGATCAGCCGGTTGTCGACCATCTGACGCTGACTCCTCCGGCCGAATAGGCTTTTCGGATTGAGCGGGCTGCTGCTCCCACGGCCGCCCGCTCATACAATGACTCTTTTAAAGAGTGTTTCAACAGTGAAGGAATCCCCCCATGTCAACCAAGACAGTGAAAATCCCGATTGCAGATGCGAGCGATGATCAGCTCCGCGAGTTCGCCAGCCTCGTTTTGGCGCTCGATGCAACCAAGCTCGGCGACCGCGGCGCGATGCTCGGTCTCATTCAGGCGGCATGGCCGCAGGAATATATCACCCGGCAGGTTCAGGTCGATGAACAGGGCAACGTGCAAGATCAGAACGTCGTTCAGGAAATCCTTCCCCAGCAGCGCTTGCGCGGGAGCATCGATGAAGACGAGCCGCGCGTTACCGTTCGGATCATGCAAACCGAAATGCCGGGCGGCCGCGATCCGGTCCCTCTCGGCGTCAATGGCGTGACGGTCGTTGCTCAGCGAAACATGGACGTCAGCATGCCATATCGCTTCTATCTCGCGCTTCTCAACGCGGTCAGGACGGTCGTTGAACAGATTCCGTCGCCCGACAATCCTCGCATGCGCGACACGATTGAAATTCAGGTGACAAATTACCCGGTCACGGTGGTGAAGCCCGCCGATCCGGCCGCCGTCGCCGCATGGTTCGAGCGCACGAAAGATATGGAATTGGCATAATGAAGACCTTCCTCCAGCTTTGCATTGACGTGTCGCGTGAAAGCGGAGCTGTAGGAAGGGCGCCGAGCGCGGTCACTGGCCAGACCGGCCGGCAGGAGAAGGTTGTGAGCTGGACTCGCGAAGCCTGGCGCAACCTTCAGCTGTCACAGCCCAATTGGGCGTGGATGCGCAAGACGTTCACCGGCTCACTGAATGTCGGCGTTGGCTCATACTCTGCAATCACCTTTGGCATTACCGAGCGCTTCGGGGGCTGGATCAGCGACCAGCCGAATTACCGGCCGATGAGCCTTTACAATCCCTCAATCGGGATCAAGGATGAGGCGAACATTACCGAGATCAGCTTTGAGCAATGGCGCCGCAGCTATGATATCGGTGAGCAAACCCTCCAAAAGCCGACACGCTATTGCATTGCTCCGGATCGCACCTTGCGCTTCGGCGCTATTCCGGATGCCACGTATATTGTGCGTGGAGAGTATCGCGCCGCGCCTCAAGAACTGATGGCCAATAACGACGTTCCTGAGCTTCCAGAAGAGTTTCACATGATCATCGTTTGGGCGGCCATCATGCTGATGGCCAAGCATGACGAATCTGTCACCGGCCTTCAGGCTGCGGTCGATACCTACAAGCCCATGCTCTATCAGCTTCAGGAGTCCCAGCTTCCGATGGTGACGACGGCCGGAGAGTCGCCCATGGATTATCTGCAATGACACAGGAAACGCCCTTCTATCCCTTGGGCGGCGGACTGGACCTTATTACTCCCGCCATCGTCATGAAGCCTGGGAAGGTGATTGCCGGGCGCAATTACGAGCCATTGTCCAATGGCTATAGCCGGATGATGGGATACGAGCGCTACGACGGTCGCACGGCGCCGAGCGCGGCCACCTATCTGTTCGTGAATTTCGATGCAGGAGCTTCCGCCTTTGTTGTCGGCGAGACGATCACCGGCTTCACCAGCGGCGCGACCGGCCGCGTCCTTGAGCTGGCTACCGTTGTCAGCGGTAGCTACGGCGCAAGCAATGCGGTGGGGTATGTCGTTCTTGGCCGGGTCTCGGGTGCGTTCATTGATAACGAGCTTCTGAAAAACGGCGGAACGACGCGCGCAACTGTCAATGGGGTGCCAACCATCAACGCGGCACCGGACGACGCAACCGATATGCGTTGGTCAGCGCTGGCAATCGCCGATCAGCGGACGCTCATTGCTGCTGTTCCGGGCTCTGGGCCTGTTCGCGGCGTCTGGCGCCTGAAAGGGGTCACTTACGCCTTCAGGGACAATGCCGGCGCCACGGCTGGCGTCATGTTTAAGGCCGCGTCGACCGGCTGGCAGGCAATCACGTTCGACCGGATGATCAACTTCACCAGCGGCGGCACATATGTGATCGCCGAAGG